CATAACTATTACAGAGTTTACAAAAAATGATTATGTATCTGCCATATGTAAAAACAGGAGAAAATATGGAAAATAGATTAGACGAAGTAATGCATTCTATCGATGATATTTATGCAGATTCACTCAAGTTGTTATCACAGCCTGAAAAAGATTTTGAAATACATCTTTTAGGGGAAGATTTCTATTTTAGTCAGGCAATAACTTCGCAAGAGTATGAAGAGCTCGTTATTCTTCGGCACAAATTCATAAAGAAAGTTTTAAAATATTGTATCAATAAATATATTGATACGGATGATATTGAATCATTTAGTTTAATTAATGATTTGTTTTTAGGACCAGATCCTAAAGAGTTTCAGTTAGAAAAGATTGAAGAAAATAATTCGTATATTATGACAGATTTGGGTGGCGAACCTATAAAATCTATTGCGCTTGACACTGATACGATTTATGTTCAATCTGAAAGACCTGATTTAGACTTTGAAGATGAATCAGTTCGATCTGAATTTATAGATAGTTGGTCTAAAAAGTTGGAGCAAGGCGATGCTCAAAAAGATAAAGACGGTTCTAGCGGCGTGTAGAATAATACGTGCTGACAATCCTATAATGGTATGTAGTCCAATTGATACAACTCAGCAAGATGTTGAAACGTTAGCTCGTATAAAGCGTGTTCGAAAGATGTTTGAAGCTCAACAAGCGCAAATGAATGCTCGAGCGCTTCAACCGCATTCTTGTAAGGATCCACTCAGTTGTCAGAAGTCTAAATGTTGGAAATGGAAACCGGATAAGATGGTTGGACAATCTTATGAAGTTGAAGATAGTAAGACATTTGAAGCTCGCCGGAAAAGAAACCAAGATATTTTAGATTCTATATAATAAATTTATAGGTAATTTTTATGGTAAAAGTCTTCATGAAATTTATTAACACATTATGCTTGGTGCTTCTTAAGCTAATATTAGTTGGTATTGTTTGTTGGATTTTTGGTCCTACTATAATATTTAAAATAAAAAATTTATGTTTAGGTACATATAGTTCTTTGGGGGCTTCTGAGGTATTTGCGTCTTTGATAATGAATATTGTTGCATGGGGTTGGATCACTTGGTCAATTTTAATGATGGATTAAATTCATAGTAAATTGCTATTTTCAAATACAGGTCTTACTCTAATTGTTATTTATGATTAACGATAAGTAGGAGTTGTAAATGCCAATCTTTCCTGAGCTGGGTCCGCAGTATTATGATGAAAGCCATCGAGCACTTTTATCTCGCATGGAAGCATTTTATGCTGAAGCGATCACGATAAATCAATCTTTTTGGGGTGAGGCTGATACCGACACTCGGTAAATTTTGTGCCGAGTATAAATTTTTTCTGATTGACTTGGAAACCGTAGTGATATTTAATTAACCGGTGACAAGGGGCAAGCGCAAGCGGCCTGAACGACTAAGTGAAAAAACGCCGCAAGGTGATGCGATAGTCTGAACTCTATGGAAACATAGAGAGGGAGATTCGAAGAAGTTTCCCCGCCACGTAAGTGGTCACAAAAGTAACAGATTGTTGAGGTAGGGGATCAGACTTTATGGACTGATCTATATGGTAACCTTCCAGCAAATCGTCGACGTCAATTCAATTTTAATAGGATACGTCGCGTTATTAACATGATTTCAGGTCATCAGAGGAGGAATCGTAAGTCTACTATTGTAACGCCTGTTGAAAATGGTGATTCTCAGACAGCTGATCAATTTTCTAAAGTTTTGATGTGGGTTAATAATCAAGAAGGTGTGCTTGATACTATATCTGAATCATTTCATGGTGCACTTGTTACAGGTATGAATCTGCTACAAGTATGGCTTGATTTCAGGAATGACCCTGTTTCAGGAAATATACGTGTTGATAACTGCTCATATAATAGCTTTTTGATAGACCCGTATTTCCGCAAAGCTGATCTTTCAGATTGTAATGCTTTATGGAAAAGATCATTCCTGACCAAAAGAGAATGTATATCGCTTATGCCAGGCAAAACTGATGAAATAATTGGTCTGACAAGTAATGATTCAGGAACTGGCAGAGATGGTAAGTTTCAGTTTATGCCAGAATCGTATAACTATGGTTATAAGAACTTGCTGACGTATGATGAATTCTATTACAGGGATTATAGAACTCAAAAGATGCTGGTGGATTCAGAGACAGGTGAAACTCAAGAATGGAAAAGTGATAATCAGGAAGGTCTTGATGAATTTCTTGCCACGTATCCAATGATAACGGTAATTGAGCAAGAAGTTCCTACGGTAAACTTAGCTATCGTGATACAGGGAAAGGTTATGTATGATGGACCTAATCCACTTGGCATTGATCGTTATCCTTTTGTTCCAGTTCTTGCATATTATAACCCACAGATGCCGTACTTTCCATACAGAATTCAGGGCGTGGTTAGAGGTCTTCGTGATTCTCAGTATTTGTACAATCGTCGGCGTGTTATTGAGCTGGATATTTTAGAGTCTCAAATCAACTCTGGATGGATCTATAAAGAAAATGCTTTAGTGAATCCTAAAGATGTTTTCTTATCGGGCCAAGGAAGAGGTCTTGCGCTTAAAGATGAAGCGAATATGAGTGATGTTCAGCAGATTCAGGCACCCCAAGTTCCGCCATCAATGATTCAATTATCAGAACTACTCGCTAAAGAAGTATCAGAAATATCTGGTGTTAATGAAGAGCTTTTGGGGAGTGCTGTTGATGATAAAGCAGGGATATTGTCTATGTTGCGTCAAGGTGCTGGACTCACGACTTTGCAAATACTCTTTGATCAGCTTGATCGTTCTCAAAAGCTTCTTGGCAATATTATGATTGATATTATTCAGGCTAACTTTACACCTGGTAAAATCAAAAAGATTCTTGAGTCTGAAGAGCCTACTGACCAATTCTATAATAAAGCTTTTGGTAAATATAATGCAGTTGTTGAAGAGGGTCTTAATACTTCCACGCAACGTCAGATGCAGTTTGCTCAGATGCTTCATCTGCGTGAAGCTGGAGTTCCAATATCGACGAATGATCTTCTTGAAGCTGCTACACTTGTTGGTAAAAAGAAAATCATTGAGAATGCAGTTGCTCAAGAACAGCAAGCTGCTCAAATGCAACAACAAAGAGCTCAGGTTGAGATGCAAGAGATTCAAGCTCGTATTGATCTGGCAAAAGCGCGTGCAGTTGCCGATGAAGGTCTTGGTGCTGAAAGATATTCTCGTATTGAGGAAAATCGCGCTCTAGCTATAGAAAGAGTTGAAGAGGGCAAAAAAGATGAGGCGCAAGCCTTGCTTAATTTTGTAAAAGCGTTAAAAGAAATGGAAGGGATAGATCTTGAGCATCTTGAAAGATTAATCACTTTACAGAATGTAATGAAATCTCAGGAAGCTCAAGTATCAAATCCCCAAAGTGAATTATCATGATTATTGAAAAAATATTAATGGGAAATCGAGAGCATCATTATCCTGTTGATATAAATCTATGGATATATGATGAGTCTCTGTTTAATAATTTGAGGTTTTATATATTCCCACATCCATTGATTAATTGGATATGGGTCATTTGGAGACCAGCAAGCACCTGATGATTCACAATTAATAAATTCTCCTAATGAAGTAGGGTCAGTAAATAATCCTCGTACAGTAATTTTCTTTAAAAGAAAAATAGATGTGTTTTTACTTAAAATATAAATCCTTCTATCGTATAAAAAAGCATAAACAGCCTTAGCTGTTGTTCTACCATTACCGACATAAGGAACTCTTGAATAATCAATTAAAGTAAATCGTGGTTGCATAATATCCGATGAACCTACTGATGTTATTCCTTTAGTAAAGAAAAATTCTATGGTATTTGGAATTTCTTTTTTAGAACGAAGAACTTTACATCCTTCAGGTACTTCACCACAACATTGAATAGGATTTACTAATTCTAATTCTAAACATGGTAAAGTTTGAATAATGTAAGGATCAATACTTCTGTTTTTATTATATTCATTACGTAACCACAATT